GTCGTTCCAATGTCACTGGTAACAGTCATCGGCAGAGCAGATGCTGGTTTCAGTAATCCAGTCGTGTCTGATTTTTCCCAGACAGTCCTAAAATCTGTGCCTTGATTGTTGTTATGCCCAAAGATGTTTACTACTTTAGCGCCACGGACTTTGCCCCTGGCGACATTGAGCATGAAACTTTCGGACCAATTGAAACCTGCCATTACGTTAACCTAACTCTAACTGTTCCGCCGTTATCATAATATGCTTGACCGATGGCAACACCAGCAGTAGCGGCAGCTGCTTCATTAGTATATGGACCAGGGAGGTTCCACCCAGATCCATCAATAATATTATTGATAGTTGTGGAGTTTGTGATTGACTGCTCAATCACTCCAGCATCTGCTGTCTGGTCTAATTTACCAGAAAAAATATTAAATCTAAAAGGCATCAGATTGTCCTATCTACGGTGAGAAGATTTCCATTACCATCGTATGTCATGACAATTGTTGCTACGATAGTTCCACCCGATCCACCAATATAATAAACTGTCTGGGTTAGATTATTACTACCATCGTATGTGTTAGAAATGTAATCGTGAGCAGGGATACCCAAACCATTTTGGATAAAGTTGTTTGCTCCAAATGCTTTAGTTGTATTTGCTGCCATTTCTACACGCTACGCTACGAAAGTATTTATCTCTTGTTGCCGTTCATCTGCTTCAGCATCTTCTGTAGCTCCGCAGTGCTACCGACAAACATAGCGTTGTTGGTGACCTTGGTTGGACCTTTCTTTTCTTCGTCAAGATCCTTCATCTTCTTATGAAGATCCTGTAGTTTCTCAGTCATGTCTGCAACGTGCTTCATCGCCGCTACAGCGACTTCATACGCTCTAGGGTGCCCTGACTCCTGAGCGACCTCTAAAGCGCCTCTGACCGCCTCCTGACCCTGATCTATGAGGGTGTATAGTTCGCCTCTGGTATATTCATAATCTTTTTGGCGATCGTCATCAGTTTTGTCAACCTTTACTGGTGGTTTATCCACCACAGGTTCAGCACTGATATTGAGGATCTCCTCCATGTTTTCTTCTAGGCTCATAAGAATTCAATTCCTTCATTAAATCCAAAGTCATCACCAGCATCAACCAGGATATCATCATTGACATCAATGACACCATCTTCGTTGATATCTGTAACTGCTTTTGGTGTGTATGATCTTGTAATTACTCTGCGATTGACAGCAAGATCTCCAATCGTTTCATGGATAATTGCTTTCTTGATAACATCGGATGTGTTATAAGGACCGTAGAGGTAAGACTTCATCGTAAAGTTTAGAGTGTAAGCAATATACCTACGCTGCATAAAACTATCATCCCACTCATCTTCACTGCCAATGTTGTTTAGAACAATAGCAACATCTCTCTTCTCATTCATATCTGGAATCATGTTAAGAGTAACAGAAAATGATGGTTGAAAGTATGGTAAGATTTGCTCTAGAATTTGTAGAGCATCGTCCTGAGACTTAGCAATAATTCCCAATTCAAAATTTATATTATAAGGAACAGGAACATATTGAGCTCTGACCTCATTACCATTATCAGCAATGATCGTTTTGTATTTTTGAATTGGTGATGTCTTACGGGTAGGATCGTAGTCAACGCTAGTCATCTCGAAGTAAATTCGAGGAAGGGTGATGGATACCTTTGAAGTTGAAGTATCAGTGAGACGAACTAGAAACTTCTGCTTGGGTCCATAAGCAAGAGGAACTTTCTGTGCTTCTAGCACTTCTCCTGTGTCGGGATCAGTGCTCTTCATTTCAATATTATTGAAGAGCGTTCCAAACGCAATGATGTTCTTGCGAACGATTTGATTGTAAAAATGTGATCCTAACATTAGATGCTACCTGTAAAATTACCATATTCACCAAATGGATTACCTTCCGTCCAGTCGATAATCTCATCTGCACTATCTTCAATCTCCCTATTCTGGGCGTAGTATGTAGTGCTCGTATTATTTAGAGTGTCATATGACTCAGGACTCCACTTGGCACCTCGATG